CTGCTCCTTATCCCCCCCTTTGTCCGGATTCTAGTGGATCAACCGTTTATGCGCCGTACTGTATGGTGTTTTTGCGGGGAATTCGTGGATATCGATGTCTCTGACGGGGTATCGACGGAAATGAATGCGAATATGAATGGCTATTGTCGTGGCGCTTCCAGAGGCGTCATAGGAGGCAAGAATGCTTATTACCGTGCTTCTCGTGCTCGCGATGGTGTGCGCGCTGCTCGGCGTGTGGCCGCGACTGCCCCAGGTGTCTTTAATATCGGCCGCCCTCTTCTTTTTCTTGCTCACACTGGTCCTGACGAGCGCACACATCGGGGGCTAGCGATGGTTTTGATTGCGTTGGCCCTCTGCATCATCGGCAGCATTCTTTTGCAATGGTGAAACAGCCCCAGGTTGTATAAACCTCTGTCTTTTATGCACTCCACAATGGAAGTCCACAATGGAACACTCGGATGTATATAAGTATGCGGCCGAAATCGAAGTCTCTGAATGCCTGCTAGAAGATAGCAAGCTTAATCTATGGCAGGAGATTCTTGATGTCGGTGGACGAGGGGTATGGCCCGCTGGAAATGCGGGTGAGGCTGGACATCGGCCTACTCGGGGACTTGACCGGTATTCAGGGCTCGCTCGCTGAAACGGCTTATGCACTGGCGAAGCAGATCGATGAAGGCGCCGGTATGGGAACAGCTTCCGTGGCCCGCGAACTTCGACTGCTTCTTTCCGAGATAACAAAGGGGTCAGCCAGTGACGATGACCCTGCCTCCGGAATCATCGCCGGTCTCGGCATACCCGATCGACCTGGCGTGCAAGCCTCGGTACGCAACACAAAGGACGGTGGAGAGGCCGACCCTGGGACCGAGGGTCAATGAGGTAGCGAAACTTCTCGGCAACCCCCTAATGCCGTGGCAGCAATACGTTGTGGACGTCGCGTTTGAAATCGACACGTTCACCGGCCTGCCGGCATACCGTGAAATCATCATCGCCGTTCCGAGACAGTCAGGTAAGACGCTGCTCTGTCTCGCGGTCATGGTGCATCGGTCGATCGGATTCGGTCCGCCCAATGGTCCAGCGCAGAACACACTTTATACAGCGCAGACCGGTGCGGCGGCCCGAACCAAGTTCGAGAAGGACCACCTCCCCACACTTTATGCATCGGCTTTCAATAAGCGGTTCCGGACCCGCATGGCGAACGGTCACGAAGCAATCATCTGGAACAATGGTTCCTGGATTTCGCTGACGTCGACCACCACATCGTCAGGCCACGGTGAATCGCTTGACCTTGGTTTCATCGATGAGGCATGGGCACACCAGGATGAGCGGCTAGAACAGGCTTTCAAGCCAGCCATGATGACGCGGGCTAATGCCCAGCTCTGGATTCCTTCCACTGCCGGCAAATCAGACTCGCACTACCTTATGGGCAAGATGGACAACGGGCGAGCGATGGTGAATGCCGGCGTCCGAGCTGGTGTCGCCTACTTCGAATGGTCCGCGCTGTCCACACAGGACCCGGCCGACCCGGCAACCTGGTGGGGCTGCATGCCTGCCATGGGTTTCACGGTCACCGAGAATACTGTTGCTGCTGACCAAAAGTCGATGAAGCCGGCCGAGTTTCGTCGCGCCTATCTGAACATCCCTGAAACCGACGTGCCGGAAGATTGGGCCGTCATCTCAGAACGGGACTGGACGGCGATTCTGGATGGCTTGTCGAAACCACAAGACCCCGTGGTATTCGCGTTGGAGGTCACCCAGGAACGCACGTTCGGCACGGTCGCGATTGCGGGCGCGCGGTCGGATGGTGCAACGCACGTTGAAGTAGTCGATCACCGGACCGGCACCGGCTGGATAGTTGAGCGACTGGTGGAGCTGCAACGCAAGTGGAACCCAGCGGCCATCATCGTCGACCCGTCCGGCCCGGCCAACTCTCTGATCGAACCTTTGACGGCGGCCGGCGTCACCACGATCCAGCCAAGCATGCGCGACGTCTCCGTGGCTACCGGCCAGTTCATCGATGGGGTGAGACAGGCGAAGGTCCGCCAGGTCGGCGGCGTGCCCCTCATCGCGGCTGTGGCCGGCGCACAACTCCAACCCCTGGGCGACGCATGGCGTTGGGCTCGTAAAGGCCCCAGCGTCGACATCAGCCCTCTGGTCGCCTGCACTCTCGCAGCCTGGGGTCAAGCCAACTTCGGCCGCAACGTCTATGACGTCCTGCAAAGCGTCTGGTGATGGTGAAGGGCCGACCTGGAGCGCGAACAAGCCAGGCCGACCCTCCATTGTGGCTGACGCTCCGAGGGAATCGACAACGCCATCCACCCGTCACCCTAGTACAGGTTCCGCGTGTGGTGAAGGGGCCGGTCCACTTCACCCGCTGCCGCGAGCTGGCGCCTGTGACGCACCAGCGGACCATGCGGCGCGGGGACTAGGACCGACCCCTTCAGACCGGCGTGACACGTGTCGTTGCCCGCTGCACGCGTCCCTGGCACCGGCCAGTGATTTTCCTGCCCACCGGCAAAGACCAATCCGGCACGTTCGAACCCTGGTGATCAAATCCAGGGCTGGGCATCCACCACCCTAGTACGGAGGCCCATCGATGAGGAACCCCTTCCGGCGTGAACGTCCCGGCCAGACCGAGCAGCGTTCACTGTCCTCGGTTCCCTGGGTCGCCGGGGCCAGCTCGAACAGCAGCGTCACCGTCGAGCGTGCGCTGAGCCTGGTGCCTGTCTTCTCGGCCGTGCGGCTGCTGGCCAGCTCTGTGGCGTCCCTGCCGATGCACGCCTACCGGTCGACCGGTCAGGACACGAGCGAGCGCACCGAGTTGCCGTCACTGTTCGCTCGGCCGGGCATCAACAGCAGTCGATACGCATGGAAGCATCGGCTGGTGTCCTCGCTCGCACTGCGCGGCAATGCCGTGGGCATGGTGTTGGAGCGTGACCGTGACGAATACCCGTCCATGGTGGAATGGCTGAACCCGGCCGATGTTCGGGTGGATGACCACGCTATTTCCGGGCCAGGATCTTTCGCTATGCCGACCTGGTATTGGCATGGTCGGATCGTGCCTACCCAGGACATCGTCCACATTCCACTATTCACAGTGGCCGGCAAAGTCTGGGGTCTCTCCCCGATCGAAGCATGTGCCATGGCTATTTCGTCTGGCATCTCTGCCCAGGAATTCTCCCGCGACTGGTTCGACAATGGCGCGGTTCCCCCTGGCAAGTTCCGCAACACAGAGAAGACCATCGGCCGTGATGAATCCGAAGAGATCCGGGATCGGCTAGTCAACTCAATTCGTAAGCGGAAGCCACTCGTGTTCGGCAATGACTGGGAATATGACCCGATCGTTGTATCCCAGCATGAAGCGCGATTCGTCGAGACGTTGAAGCTGACCGCAACCCAGATCGCCAACATCTATGGCATCCCGCCGGAAATGATTGGCGGCGACACGGGCGGCAGCCTCACGTACAACACGACGGAACAGCACGGAATCAACTTTGTGACGTTCACACTTCGCCCCTGGCTGACACTCATCGAAGACGCCTTCTATGACCTGATGCCGAAACCGCGCTATGTCAAGTTCAATGTGGACGCGATGCTTCGGGTCGACATCAAGACGCGACACGACGTTTACAAGCTCGGTCGCGAAATCGGTCTATACAACATCGATGAATGCCGTGAGCTTGAAGACCGGCCCCCGCTGCCGACTGGCAAGGGCAAGTCCTATGACCCGCCGGCCACGGGTGACCAGCCTCAGCCCACGCCGCCCCCTCAAGCACCAGGCGCACCAGGCGCACCAGGCGCCCCAGGGGCTCCAGCTAAGCCGCCGGCCACCCATGCCCCTGCTACCCAACCGCCGGCAACCGGTGGACCGTCATCGGCCCCGGCCTCGAACGGCAATGGCAAGGTGACGGCGGTGAAGTGATGTATACGTACGTCGCTCCACTTAGGTCACCGGTCCTATCCAGGTACAACAAGGTACATGACAAGGTCGGCAAGTTCGCCACAACCCCTGGCCACGCGAAACCATATGTAGCCTATAAAGCCGGTGCGTGGAAAGAACTGTCGGAGGAAGAGGCTCACAAGGCCGCCCTCGAAAAGATTAGCGCGCCCATGGTCAAGGTTCTTCGGAAGTATCAGAAGGACAAGACCGAAGAGGAAATTCAAGCCATTGCCATGGCGGGCGCCGTGGAACTGGTGGGTGAACAGGGCGGTGAGCGGACATTCCTCAATGGACCGGCCACGATTGTCGTTCAGCACTCGGCAGGCTTGGACAATCGCCACGTCCGGAATCTGCTGTCCCAAGTGGACCGCTGGCAGACGGTGGCACCCGTTGAAGAACTGCACCTGAGGGTTAGCCCTGCATCCAGGTTCGACCCCAACGTCTATGGTGAGACTCGGCTGTCCACAGGGGATATAACTCTCAGCGGCGCGGCCTTTATCAAGCGTGGGCATATGGGTGGAGTGATGCCCGTGGCCGATGCGACGAGTCGTGCCGACTATGTTATCGCGCATGAGTGGGGACATACTCAATCCCCGCCCATCGCGAAAAGCAAGATGAGTCAGCTCTTCCACACCCAGAAGACGTCCTACTATGGCGGCACTCATGATGAAGAAGCGTTCGCGGAAGCGTGGGCCGAATTCCATCTGACTGACGGTTTGACCGATAATTTGGCTGCCCAGAAGTATGCGAAGACGTTCGGGTGGAAGGCGACGCCATGACGGTTATCCAAGATACAATGGACGATCGTTACCCGCCGACCATTGTGGACTGGCTCCGCGCTGGTGACGAGACGGTCAAGCGTTGGTCTCTGATGGGCCACGAAGAAGCCTTGACTGAACTGGTTCGTCGAAACGCTCACTCATACCGCTTCAACCCCCATCATGACAAGGTTGGCAAGTTCAGCACCGGTCATGGTGGCCTGTCGCCGGCACAGTATGAAGGGCTCAAGCCGACCGGCGCCAACCAGTTCGACCGCAACAATTTGACCTATGCGGATCTGGACCTGCAAGAAACGCAAGAAGGTCGCGACGTCAGCGAACTAGGTCAGGACTTTCAAGAGAGCACGACCGGCGCCCAGAGCGTTCGGGATGATACATGGCATGTCCTCAATGGACGGTCGAAAGGCAAAGAGCGGGACCGGCAGATTCACTCTCTTGTCGACGCCGCCCGCGAAGTTCCCCAGGACATGATTCCCCCCAAGCTGTATCGCGGGGTGGCAATCGACCATGGTGACCTTGGAACCTTCCTGAACGAGAACGCCAAAGGCAAGACCATCGAGATTGGACCGTCGTCCTTCAGTTCCCAGAAGTCGACAGGCGTTGCATATGCCACCGACCCGGATTCCTTTCTGGATCGACCGACACCGATACTCATCGAGGTCGACACGTCTGGCGGCATGCAAGCCCTACCCATCGAGAACCTAGCGAAGACCGCACAGCAATACGACCAGCATGAATTCATCGGCATGGGTCGATTTGAAGTGGTCGACTACATTCCGAAAGGCAAATGGGATGGTGCCAGCAAGCCGAACCGACTGCTACTAAAGCAGGTGGGAGTGTACTAGATGCTTCCACGTGTCGTGCCGAAAGAAAAGTTCAGCACATTCCTATGTGGAAGCTTCATCGAGGCGAAAGGCCCGGCAAGAGCGCCCCGGTCGTATCGCTTCAACGCTCACCATGACAAGGTCGGCAAGTTCGCCACGGCCAATGGTGGCGGCGGGTGGACGCATCAGTCCGCAGTGGACATCAGGGCAGCGAACCTCGCGTCATGGGAGAAAGAAGCCGGACGCACGTTCACCCCTGACGAGATGGCCGCCCTCGAAGAATACCTTTCGCCTGGGGACGTTCGACAGCGACTCACTAAAGGCCGGGCCACCATCGATGTACGTGATGATGGTGTGCCGCGTGAGGCATTGAATCGGTTGACGTCCCACATCGACGCCCTCCAGAGCGTCTATCCAATCACGACGGATAACGGAAGGCTTCAGATCAATATTCGGCCGGTGTCCTTTATGGAGAAGGGCACGCATGCCACGACGGTACGCGGTCAGGGCTTCATGAACGTTTCGAGCGAGGTTCTGACGAACGCTGAATGGGACTCGCCGCATCTGATGCCTTCCGCCGCGACGACCGACCGGCTCACCTATGTCATGACTCATGAATGGGGTCACGCGACCCATACAGACCAGAGCGATGGTCTCCTATGGGCGAAGCACTTCACTGACATGTCGACATATGGCACCGAGTCGCCGGCCGAATCCCATGCCGAAGCATTCGCCGAATGGGTGTTGACGAGAGGCCAGACGAAGAACCCTGCCGCGATTGAGTACGCCCAGAAGCATGGGTGGGGGGTTCTGCCGTGAAGGTAATCAGCGACGACTTCAAGACGCGGGCAACCGAGCAGGACATCACGCTGGCCGACGCGTCAGATTTCATCGTCGATGAGTGGGCACGTGCCGGCTTTCCTGAGGCTATCCGGATTGTTCTGTCGCGTAAGCTGAGCCACCGCTTCAACCCGAACCATGACAAGGCCACTGGGCACTTCGGATCAGGTCATGGTGGCGGTGTCCTCGGCCCGGCCCAGTTCGAGGCTCTGCGGCCCTCTGAGGCCGGTTTCTCGAAGACCCGGCGCGACGCGGCTACCGCTGCCCTGGAGGTTACCCCTGAAGGTCGCACGCTGAGCCGGGTTATCGAGGACTTTCAAGGCCCTGGCGGTCCCCAGCTCCAGGCCGACATTGCGGCGGTCAACGCCAGAGGCAGAGCCCAGACGGCGGCCGGCACCCAGCGGGCTAAGACTTTCCTGGCGGCATCCACCCAGGTTCCCCACGACATGCTCCCCCCCAAGCTCTATCGGGGGATGGCGGTCCGGGGGAACGCGCGGGACATCGCTGCCCGGTATCGCCAACAGGCATTGACGACCATCAACGCCAGCTCTTTCACGTCCAGCTCACAGATAGCCCACGAGTACACCACTTTCCTGCCCGGTCAAGGTAACGGCGCGAAGGTGAACGTCATCATGGAAGTGAGTACGCGGGGAAAGACGCAGATGTTGCCGGTCGGCAATTTGGCCACCACGGCTGACCGCTTTCGCGATAAGGAATTCATCGGCCTCGGCACCTTCAAAATCACGACTGCCACGGTTCGCGGCGACACGGTGAATCTGAAGCTGGAGCAGACAGGTCTGATTCTGGCGAAAGAGGACCAATGACGACAGCGATCGTATTTGATGAGCTGCTGACTGGGACCTTCGCCGAACAGCGCAAGACAGGTCAGCTTCGATTCAACCCGAACCATGAGAAGACCACCGGCCACTTCGCAACAGGACAAGGCGGCGGCCTACTCAGCGCCTCACCGACCGGGTCCAAGCTCACGCCGGCCGGCAGGAAAGCGATTCGGGAGAACCTGACTGCTGCCAAGACGACCCGTCAGAAAATCGAAGCTGAGCTTGAGTCCTCATTGGACGATCCGGTCCGGCTCGAACATGCGAAGGCATGGTACCCGAACGCCAACAAGTACGCGGAAGGTCTGGCGGCCAAGCATGGTGTCAGTACCGAGCAGGCCGTTGCCATCATCTCGGCGGTCAGCCCGCGCACGCCGTGGCCGAGAAACCAGACCATCGCTGAGCGCATCCTGACGCATCACAAAGACTATCCGTCCACAATGGCTGCCGAAGAGGTGGCCGCGCGTATCGGCGGCGGATTCAAAGCCAATCTGACGCCGGCCGTGAAGATAGCCCGTGGCGAATCCATCCACACCACGTTGACCGGGGTGAAGCGACGGAGTTTCTATAACAACATCCTCCACCCAGGACAGACAGACTCGGTCACGGTCGACACCTGGATGATGGAAGCCGTTGTCCGGACCAGCCGTAACAAGGCCATGACCAAAGACGACGCAATCAACTTCCTCAATGCTGACAAGGGTGTCATCACCCATGGTGCCGGCTCGGGTTATGTGGCTATCGCTGACGCCGTGCGGAATGTAGCGGCTAAGCATGGGCTCAGCCCTGATGAAGTGCAGTCGGCCTACTGGATTATGACGACCGGCAGTACCACCGGCAATCGCCCCGGTTCACGTGCCCGTGGCCGCCTACCGGGGACAATCCCGTGGGGTGGCGAACGCTTCAACCCGAACCACGACAAGACAACTGGTCACTTTGGCAAGGGGCATGGTGACCTTGGACCCCGGTTCGGCCTCAGTAAGAAGGATTTCGACAGCGAGCCCATGCATCGGTCGTTCACGTCCTCGGCAATGGATGACGAACTGCTTGACGCACACGCACAGATCCGCGCGTCGGAAGAAAATTGGGGCGGCATCGGAAGTTGGTTCGGCACCAAGGAACAGGCCGAGTTTTACAGCGATCCCGGAATTGTCACTCTGGCCGTCCAGTTCAGACAGTCCGACGTCACGAGATTCACCGAACCTGAGGATGTGTCTGGGTTCGTCGCTCCACATCGGACCCCGGCTCTCGTCGTCGGCATCAGCTACATCGATGAGAAGACGAAGAAGAAGCATGTTCTCGATATCCCTGACAATCTCATTACGCTAACCAGTGGGATTGAAGAGGATGAGGTTCGGGGGGCCGACTAGTGCACAAACTCGATCTCATGGTGGACGTGTAGTCATATCTGAGTCTTGACGAATTCGATGCCCAGATCATCACGGACTGACTGGAGACGTTCAATCTGATCGACGGTCGGAATGTTCCCACCGTTCCCACCAGCGCACGTGAGGGTGAGCTGAAGTGGGCTCACGACAATGTCGAGGCATGGCGACTGGTTAGCCCCAATGTCCTCAGTGGATACGGGCTTACCAGGACTGAAGCACACACCCTCATGGTGAAGTTCATCGACCTGGCCTATGTGGACCAGGCATTGCGTGAGGCTCGCTATAACAAGGCCCATGACAAGGTCGGCAGGTTCGCCACGAAGTCAGGTTACAAGGCTGGCAGAGACGTCACAGAGAAGGTCGGTGACCTGACTCGTGATGGTCATGCCGAAAACGGCCTGGTAACTCAGAAGGAAGCAGACTTCAGTGACCCGCGCTCTCATCAATTGATGGCAATCGCGAAGGTGCAAGGGTTTGATGGAAAGCCGACGATGGGCTCCGTGGATGACGCGGTCGCCAATGGTGCGTTGGAAGTCCATAGAGGACTTGTGCCGTTCGGTGGTTCGAAAACTGTCAAGGCCAAGACGGCTGAACAGATGCGTGACGATTTCCTTGGTGGGGCATACGAGTCCGGTACAGGTAATCACGGTAACGGATTCTATTTCACTACCTCGGCCGGGATCGCGAAAATGTATTCGGGGGCGTCCGTCTCCAAAGCTGGCTACGGCGCCAAGGCCGTGTCTGGTGGGGTGACCTTCCGGGCGGCACTCCGCAAAGACGCCAAGGTTGTCTCCTATAAGGACATTCAGGCTGAGCAGCGGGAGTGGTACGCGGCCAACAAAGATCGCATCTATTGGGACGGATACAAGACAGATTTCCAGATACCGAAAGGCAAGCTGTCGCCAACGGTGGGTGACATCAGCATGGACCCCGGCCTTTTCGCCGCAATGAAAGGCTATGACGCTATCCGTGTCCCGCTGGCAGACCGTCCCAGTGACCGGCGGAACGCGGCGAAGATCCGCAAGAAGATTGGTGACACCGACCTAGGCGACGAAATCATCGTCATCAATCGAACCGCCCTGATCGTGGAGGGTGCCCCATGACACCCGAATTAAGCCGGCAGGTCGGCCGTGTTCTGGGGCTGGCATCCCCACCGCCCACTTTGGACGAACGTCTTCGCATCGAAGAAGCACTGGCTGGTGTCGACACCTGGGACAGGATGCCCGATGACATCCTCAACCTTCTCAAGGAACTGAAGTCCGGTCATGGTCAGCGGGCCAACAGGCTGTCCCCTGTAGACGCTCGCTATAACAAGGCTCACGACAAGCTTGGCAAGTTCGCGGCCGGTCATGGTTGGACGTCGGCTGGAAGCATGGATGAGCGGGTTGCTACTACTGAGGCTGCACTCTATGAGGAATGGCGCGTCAAGCGTTCCGACCTCCCTGAGAGTGACGTTCGTGGATTCATACACCGTATGGCAGTGAGCCAGGAAAAGACGGCTGCGGTTGTACTGCGTAACGGTCCACATGAGATTCGCATTGCGGCCGGCACCATCGAAAACGATCCTGACATGATCGGCCAAGTCAAGAAGGCTTCCGACACTCTGATGAGTGTTGCGCCGGTTAAGCGCATGAGTCTTCGTATCGACCCGCCTAACAGCATGGGCGGCGACCTGGGTCAGGCAGGCGTTGGTGTTGCTGTCATCGATGGTCGTCGACTCGCTCCATATTGGAGAGACAAGGTAAGTCACGATCCGACGTCGATGCCTATGGCGGGAAGCGTCATCGGATGGAAGTACACCTTGGCTCACGAGTGGGGACACGTCACTGCCTTCGAGGCGAATGACTCAGCTCAGCTCAACAGTCTATTTGAGACGAACAAACATTTCCTGTCTCACTATGGCAAGAAGAATCGCGATGAGGCTGTCGCTGAAGCCTTCGCTGAGTACCACCTTTCACTCGGCAAGACCAAAAACAAGGCCGCACTGGCATACGCACAGGCTCTAGGTTGGAGCGTTGCGAATTATGCCAAGTGAAATCATCAGAGACACTTTCGATCCTGGCGACCCGTCCGAACCATTGAACCTCACCACTGCCTCAGATGGCGTAGTGGCGCGATGGGCGGCAAGCGGACACCCTGACGCGAAGGATGAGCTTTTCCGGCGGGTCAGCAGCGCAAAGGAAAAGTCCAAAGCTGCCGCCAAATTCGTCGCCAATGCGCATCGAAGAAGGGGTGGTCATGGTTCTCGACAACAGGGAACGTAGCCGGCTCGCTGCGATGTTCGTGGCGAAAGCTCACCGTGGCAAGCTGGGTACCCGCTTCAATCCTCACCATGACAAGGCTGGCAAGTTTGGGTCTGGCCATGGTGGCGGGACCGCACTCAAAAGTCATGTCGAGCTTTCCGAAACTGCGGCTGTCGATCTGGCCGCGCGCACCAAGCAACCATCTGGTGGCTTCACCGTCGACCCGAGTAGCGGCACAGATGTCTCTAGTGGATTCGCGGTCGCCATCTATCCCGAGCTGAGTCGCACGGTGCCTGCGAGCGCCCTGGTCAAACAGTCCCTTAAGGACTATGTCCATGACAATCCTGACGCCTTCTCCAATCCGGAGAACAAGTTCGGGGCATGGCATGACCCTGAGTCGGGCGAGGTATGGCTAGACGTCTCTCGGGTGGTCCAGGACCGCAACACGGCGGTCGAGCTGGGCAAGAAGCACAACCAGATTGCGATCTGGGATATCGGCGCTGGTGAAGAAGTCTCCACTGGCGGCACAGGACGTTAATCAATTCGGGTCCGTGGCGCCGTAACGCCGCGATTGGCCGAGAGGGGCCTAACACATGTCGGAGCGGCGGTATACAGAGTTTCCGGTCGAGCTGCGGGCCGGCGGTGGCGCACCAAAGATTGGCGGGTACGCCTCCGTTTTCAATAGGTTGAGCCAGAACCTAGGCGGGTTTGTCGAGCAAGTCGACCCGTCATTCTTCAACAAGACTCGTGGTGACGGATGGCCGAATGTCATCGCACGATTCAACCACGACTCGAACATGCTTCTCGGCACCAGTAATGCAAGCACGCTGCGACTCATGGTGGATGACACCGGCCTCTATTACGAGGTTGAGCCGCCCCGTTCCATGTCGGCAGTAGTCGAATGGGTTGAACGAGGCGACGTGACGCGCAGTTCCTTCGCATTCCGTGTGCCGAAGGAGGGCGACAAATGGACGTTGACCGACCAGGGGTATCCACTAAGGACACTCATGACCGGTCAGCTCGTCGATGTCGCACCGGTTACAGAGCCCGCCTACCTGGACACGACGGCCGGTCTCCGGTCTCTCGCGGACCAGATGGACGCGCCCTATGAGGAAGTTCGAAAGGCGGCCGATGAAAACGAGCTGCTCCGATTCTTCAAGGTAACCGGCAAAGCAGGCTCGCCGGTCAAGGCGGTCAAGGCCAAGCCGCGCACATTCGGCCCGGTTGCGGCGGCGACCCTGCTAGCGCGTAAGGAAGACCCCTACGCGTAGTCGAATGTGGAACCTGGCCATGGTCGGCAGGCTGACCGTCACCGACTCCGTGACCCTCCACATAAGACGCCCGTAATACCCCCCTCGCTTTCTGGGACAGGTTGATGACCACCCCAATTGACGAGGGCCACAACTGAATAGAGCACAGCCTTTGAGGCAGGTCGAAAACCACCTCGCGCAGTCAATTACCGACCAGCCGAAAGGGCACTCGCATGAGCGAGATTGTTACCCGGCTGCGCGACCGGCGCCAGAACGTATGGAATGAGGCCAAGGGCCTCGCCGACCGTGCAGCCGAAGAGAACCGGGCATTCTCATCTGAAGAGCAAGGTCAGTGGGATGCACTCAACGGAGAGCTTGACGCTCTCGACACCCGCATCAAGTCCGCATTGGACACTGAGCAGCGGGCAAAGGACGCGGACGTTGCCTTCAACAAGCTTGAAGGTAAGCCTCAGCACAGTGGCAAGGGTTCGCAGGAAGATGAGAAGGTTTCCGAGCTTCGGGCCTTCATGCGCGGCGACCCTGGCGCTCCGCGTAACTTCACGGTTCGGCACGAGGGGCCGGTTCAGGCCGACTTCCGTACGTTGGCCAAGGGTGTTGTCAGCACGGGTGGCGCTGCGGTGCCGGTCTCGTTCTACAACCGTTTGATGGCGCACCTCATTGAGGTTTCGTCCATCCTCCAGGCCGGTGCCACGGTGCTCAACACGACCGGTGGCGAAACGCTTCAGGTTCCGAAGACTCTGACCCACTCTTCTGCCGCTCTGACGGCTGAGGCTGCGGCGCTCACCGCTTCGGACCCGACGTTCGCTCAGGCATCGCTAGGCGCCTATAAGTATGGCGTTCTCATCCAGGTTTCCCGCGAGCTTATCGACGACGCTGGCGTGGACCTGGAGGGCTATCTCGCCATGCAGGCGGGACGCGCGTTGGGTAACGCACTTGGTGCGGACCTCATCACGGGTAACGGTTCTGGCAAGCCGACCGGCATCCTCAACAACACCACCCTCGGCGTGCAGGGCGCGACCGGTCTCAGCGGCGGCCTCGGCCTCACGTCTGCGACGGCCAACTCTGGTGGGGACCTTCTCTTCGATCTGTTCTACAGCGTTATTGCGCCTTACCGCGCGTCTAGTGCTGCGGCATGGCTCGTAAAAGACTCCACAATGGCCGTTCTCCGCAAGATCAAGGACACGACTGGTAACTACATGTTTCAGCCGTCCATGGTGGCCGGTACCCCGGACACGCTCGTTGGAAAGCCGATTTTCACGGACCCGTTCATGCCGGCGATGATTACCGGTGGCACGAAGTCCATTGTGTTCGGTGACATCAGTCAGTATTTCGTTCGACTGGCCGGTGGCGTTCGATTCGAGCGTTCTGACGAATACGCCTTCAACACTGACCTGGTGACCTTCCGTGCGCTGATTCGTGGTGACGGTGTTCTGGTCGACCAGACTGGTGCTGTCAAGCACTTCGCGGGCGGCGCCACGTGATCAACTTCCTCATTTCCTTTGTGGAGTGAGGATGGCGAGCTGAGTTGGGGGTCTTCCTTTCCTCGGTGGAGGAAGACCCCCAGCTCTTATGTGGAGGTTCAGATATGGCGATTACCCGAGCAAGCATGAGCGGCAGTCAGCCGGAAGAGCGGGACGCTGGCGGCAACGGCAATGGTGGTGGTACTGGTGAGCATGGTCCCCACTCTGGCGGACCGGGCGCCGGCTCCACAATGGCCAAGGGCAACAGCGCAGGTATGACGGCACACCCCTCTGGTAATGAGGCGGGTACAGGTCATGCCGGCGTCCCTGGTACGCATTCCATCACTGGCACTGAAGTCCCGACAGGTACGGGCGCAGGACAGGGAGCCATCATGAAGGGTGGCCGGGGAGGCAAGTGAACTGATGCACCTCGACTGGCGCCTGATTTCATTGGGTGACGGTCCAGCCATCAGCACTTCCATCACGTCGGCGGAAACCGGTGAGCTACAGCGTTTAGCTTACCGGGCCGACGTGCTGGAAATCGGTGCGGCATTCGGGTACAGCGCGATAGCCATGGCTCTGGCCGGCGCTCGTGTTCTCTCCGTGGACCCACATCTAACCCATCAGTCCTATAAGGCCATGCAGTCCAATGTGGACGCCTATGGCATGACCGAATTCATTCAGATCTGGTGCGGCTATAGCCAGGAAGCATTGCCTCACATGGTCGATCTGCCGAAACGGTTTGACGTCATCTTCATCGATGGTGATCACACCACGGCCGGCGTCACAAATGATGTGATGTGGGCACAGCGGCTTCTTACGCCCGGTGGCGTACTGGCCTGCCACGACTATGCCGAATCCTGCTGCTGTCCCGAGGTTGGGCCGGCGATCGATGCCGCCCTTGGTGAACGTCCACACAGGATGGTTGACACCCTTTATGTGGTCGAGCCATGAAGCCTCTTGTTTCTGTGATAACGCCAACCTGGCAACGTCACGAACTGCTCATCGAACGCTGCATTCCTTCGGTGCAAGCCCAGGACTATTCAGCGATCGAGCACATAGTGGTGAGCGATGGTCCGGACGAAGAGCTGAACCAGGCCGACCTGGGCGTGCGTTACTTCCAATTGGCCTGTCATCCGCAACTGTCCTATTGGGGCAATGCGGCCCGGCTGCTCGGACTGGAACACGCGACCGGCGACTTCATCGCATATCTCGATGACGATAATGCGTTCCGGCCTCAACATATCGGTCGACTCGTGGCCGACATGGAGAAGCATGACCGGGCTGGATTCACCTATAGCCAGATGAAGTTTCATCACCTGAATGGTGACAGCTTCATCGTTGGTTCACCGCCGCCCCGGTGCGGGCAGATTGACACATCAATCATCTTGCACCGCCGGGAAATCCTTGAGGTCGCCACATGGGAGGGCGGTCGCCCCACAGTGGACTGGGACCTGGTGGAGCGATGGATGGTAAATGGCGTCGTGTGGTCCTTTGTGGATGAGATAACAGTCGACTACTACAAGAGCTGAGCCGAGATGAAAATATTCGGACTCCATGATGGACACGCCTGCGGCTATTACCGAATGCTGCTTCCGCTGGACATGATGGCGGCTGACGGTCATGACGTGAGTACGTCCTGCGGATGGCAAGACAAGGCACGCGACTATGACATCATCGTCGGTCAGCGTGTCGGCAAGAGTGAGGCGTTACCTCTATGGCGACGACTTCGAATGGACCACAAGCTGGTCTATGAAACTGACGACGATGTCTGGTCGATCGATCCGACGAACGTCGCCGCGTACATGACCCACAGCGAAGCAATCATGGATGCGACCGCAATGGCCGTCACGGTTGCGCACATGGTCACGGTGTCGACCGAACAGCTCGCCGAGGTACTTCGGCGCCACCATGACAATGTTGTAGTCCTGCCCAACTTCATTGACGAGGCACTGTTGAAAGTGGACAGACCTCAGCGGGACAGGCTCACTATCGGGTGGGCCGGCGGGGATTCGCACCTGAAAGACATCGCCATGATTACGCCTGAGCTGAGGCGATTTCTGAAGCGAAACCCTGATGTCGAATTCCACAATGTCGGCACGGACTACACCAAGTATCTCGGCATTCCTGGTCGGGCGACCGGCTGGAACCAGAACATGTTTGGTTATTACGGTTCGGTCGACTTCGATATCGGTCTGGCGCCGTTGGTGCGCAATACCTTCAACAATTCGAAGTCACACATCAAGGCGCTTGAATACGCGGCCCTTGGGATTCCGGTCATCGCTTCTGATGAGCCACCCTATCGCGACTTTGTCCTAGATGGAGTGACGGGTTACCTGGTGCGCGATGAACACGAGTGGGGTCATCGGCTCTGGCAACTGACTAACGATGACGCCATGCGTAAAGAGATGGGCGCGCAGGCGAAGGTACACGCGGCCGACTGGACCATTCAGCGTAATTGGCATTTGTGGGAAGACGCATACAGGGAGCTTTGATGAAGATTCGAATGATCGCTGAAGTGAGCGGTATGCGTAACGGCGTCGACTGGCCGCCGCGAGGCTCGGTCATGGAGCTGCCCGATAGTGAGGCCGAGGAATACATCAGTGCCGGCCTTGCCGTTCCGGTCACTACCCATGCCAAGAGTGAGCGTGCCGTTGCCGACGACGTCACGGTTGAGAAGCGCGTCATGGATGACCCATTCGATGACCTTCCGGCCGTTGCTCCCAAGCCCACGGTTCCACGTCCGGGGGCTACCCGGCGATGACTGTCGTGAATGGATACTGCTCGGTCGATGACGTAAGGGAGCAGCTAGGGGACACAGCGGCCAAGCTCACCACGTCGCTGATCGAGAAGTCCATTAACGCTGCATCCCGTGCCATCGACCGATATTGCAGTCGGCGCTTTTGGCAGGACAAGCTTGTAACGACACGGGTCTATGTTCCTGAGGACTCTGGAACCGTCTACATCAATGACGTGTCCACAAAGACCGGTCTCATCATCAAAACCGATGAAGGCGAAACCGGTACCTATAGCCGAACCTGGGCTGCCACTGAATACCAGTTGGAACCGCTTAATCAGGAAGTGGTGGCTGCCGGCGACACGGCCACAGCCTACGCATGGTGGCGAATTCGTTCAGTCACAGGGCTTGGCTTCCCTGGCTCCCTCTACTACCGGCCCACCGTAAGCGTTACCGCCAGGTTCGGATGGTCCGCCATTCCTGACGACGTCTCTCAGGCTTGCGTCCTGAAGGCGGTCAGCATCTTCCGGCGGAAAGACGCGCCTTTCGGGGTGGCCGGCTTCGGTGACTTCGGCGCGGTGAAAATCAGCCGCTCTGATCCTGATGTTGTCGGGCTTCTTGGCCCCTACATGATTCCGGGGACCTGATGGCTAACTGGGAATGTCCTAAGTGTGTGTCCACATTGGTCACCAAGCCTAATGAGACCCGCAATCCGATGCATCCATGTCGGGGTATGCGCGGCCTGGTTGTGCCCATGGTGCGGGCCGGCGTCAAGTCGAAACTCGAAATTGTCGAACGTGGAGATTACATCGGGAAAGAGAAAGTGCAGTACGACGGCGAGGGTCGTCCGGTTATGAGTGTGGTGACCACAAGGGACGAAGGAACCGACTGCACTGTCTATTCCCCGGTTGCCGAAATGCGTGCGGGAGAGTGAGTCATATATGCCTACTTCTGGTGGCACTGGAGACGCAAAGGACGCGGTGGCGGTAGCCGGACCAGCCGAGGACATGGATGACGTGACTCGCGCTGAACGCGAACTTGCTCAAGCTGAAGACACGGTGCATCGGCTCGAACGAAAACTCGTGAAGGCCGAACAGGAACACAAGGGTGCAGCGGCTTCGCTGGCCGACGCTAAGGCCGACGCAAAACGCGTAGGTAAATGGCTGACTGACGCGCGACGGCAGCGGCGAGATGGAGGCAACCGCTAATGGCATGGTCTAACTCGAAGATGTTCCGGCAGACGATGGCCGACATCTGGCAGAACACGATGGCTCTCGATGTCGACACGGACGTGCCGAAGGTCGCCCTATTCAACAACACCACCACCCCGGCCCAGGACGTCGCTGCGGCATCGTCCGCATACAACACAGGTGTCTGGGTCGTCGCTAACGAGGTTACTGACGCCACCAACTGGACTGCGACAGGTAGAGCAATCACCCCGACCTTCCATGGTGCCGACACGGCGAACACTGTGTGGTATGACGCGGTCGACTTGGCCGGCGCCGGTAACGTCACCCTCGCCAACGTCTATGGCTGCCTTGTCTATGACGACACTCTGACGACTCCGGTTGCAGACCAGGGCATGTGCTACAACTATTTCGGCGGACCACAAGGCGTTACGGCAGGAACCTTTACAATCGTTTGGCATGTCAATGGCATCTGGAGAATCACCCTCTAAAGTGGAGGTTCTTCAATGGCCTTCTCTGGGTGGCTCTACAGACGCACCATTACCATTGATCACACTGTGGTCGATGCGGACCTGACCAGCTTTCCTGTACTGGTGCGGTTGACGTCGTCGAACTTCACCTTCGCCAATGCGCTATCCACGGGATTCGATGTTCGGTTTTCTGACGCGGCTGGCGTGACGCTCGATTATGAACGTGAACGCCATGACAACTCAGGTCAGCTCGCCGAATACTGGGTGAGAGTCCCGTCCGTGTTAGCAGCCTCAGACACCATCATCTATCTCTACTATGGCAATGCCGGGGCTAGTGATGGTGCGGCAACAGCCGGCGCGGTATGGGACTCGAACCACATCGGTGTCTATCATCTGGGCGAAAACCCGGCAGGCACCGCACCACAAATGAAAGACAGTACGACGCTCGTGGGTCACGGCACAACGAATGGCTCCATGGTGGCCGGTGACTCTGCAACCGCCAAGGCTGGTAAGGGTATTACCATCTCGACGGGAAAGTACATCACGGTCCCCGCCAGTACCACTGTTCGTAACCTGACTGCCTATACCGTTTCTGCATGGTGCTTCTCCAACACGCTGGCGTCTACCGAACGTCGACACATCATCGATGAGGCTCGTGGTGCGACGTCGGCCGTGACCCGTATGACGCTCTCACTGGAGACGACGAACCGGTTCGTGATCCAGGGTCGAGCTGCTGACGCTGACGCATTGACCGTCTGGTGTAGCCCAACAACCGTCATCTCGGCTAGCACCTGGTATCACGTCGTCGGCATCTTCGACTCCACAACGGACGTTCATATCTTTCATCTCAATGGCGTGAAGACGACGGGTGCGGTGACCACGGTCGGTATTGCTAACACGGCACAGCTAGCCACAACCACGGTCGGCACCCGCGTGACGTTCGCAAATGAATTCTGGGACGGCATTATTGATGAACTTCGAATCAGTAATATCGCCAGATCAGACGCATGGTGTAAGGCTGATTACAACACTGGCAATGGCACTCTGCTCACAGTGGCCACCGAAGTAACCAACCTCAGTCCGAGGCTGCGACAGCGAAGCGTACAGAACCGGAGGTGAGTATCCACTGTGGGCATTCAGATCTATGGCGCGCACTACACTGTGTCTGCGCTGATTACGAACCCTGGTGCGGTCAGTAATATTGTCATACACGCGTCGGCGCTAAAGCCCGTCGTCATCATCAATGCCTCGATTGAGCCGGCTCAGGCCGCACTCGTGACAGAGGCCGGTTGCGTCGTCAAGCTACTGCGTAAGACAACCGCTAGCACGGTTACATCGATCGCGGCGTCGACCTTTGTAGTTCACGACAATGGTCCTGACGCATCGTTCACGGCCGGACATACGGCCACTGTGGAGGGTACAGAAACCGACTTCATCAGCCGAGGCTGGAACAGTAAGGCTGGGTTCTACTGGAACCCCACACCTGAGGAATACATCCTGGTTCCATCTGGTGTAGCCAACGCCTTCGCCCTACGTCACAGCACGGCGCCACCGGCAGGCATCTACGCCTTCACCATCACGGCGGTCGAACTGGGGTGATCCCGTGGCTTACCGTGGGATCAACCGGTTCAATCTTCGGGGCGCTCAGCATGCACGTAAGGCCAGAATCAAGCGCGTTCTACCCGCACCTTCTTTTGTGCAAGATAATTTCGCGATCGTTCAGGATTGGACTTTCGCGGATACCTGCACGGCGACGAGTCCGGCTAACGTAACCCTGACCCTCGGCGGCGCGACAACGGCCGGCAACACGCTACTGATGGCGGTCAATAGCGACGCCACCGTTGCCAC